TCATTGCTGAGGTTCGCCCTTCGGTACGTTTTTATTCTTTAGCCAGTTCGCTCCCGCCACGATCAAAAAACCTACAAGCGCGGAGAGCGTCATTTGCCCCCACTTTGCAGGGATAAGATTCGTGACTATAGATGGATTGGCTATCACAATCCCCGCCGCTGATGTAACAAGCGCGGTGAAGAACCCCATCCCACCTTTTTGAAACATTTTTCCAAAGTCCAATTTAAACCTCCTTTTGTTTTGATGCGGTCGATAATACTTTATCTTCGTAAAACCTTTTGAGACTCAAAAGCTCCTCGCGTTCCTCCGCGTATTCATTCGTCAAAAGAACGAGCAATTTTTTACATGAGTGGTACACCATCGTTAGCCGGTGCAGACAATCATGACACGATACGAAATACTCCTTGCCGCATTTGTCACAAAGTCCGCCCATTCCTACCCCTTAAAGTAATGGATATTGTGGATTAACCACTCTGCGAACATTCCCGACAACCTCAAAAGATTGACGATAACTGCTCCTGCGATAATCCAGAGAAGTTTCACAGCCGTATTCTGCCGATCCAGAAGAATTTGCACCTTGTACTCAAGGCCATGTTTCACGTCCCCGTTTCCACGGATAGCGACAAATAACTCCTTGAGCCATTTATGATGAATGGAGCAAAGCCGGTTTTCTTCCGTCCTAAGGTCCTCAGGGTTTAAATCGTCTGGATCAGTTTTTCGGATCATAGAATCACCGTAATACTCCTCTTCCTTTGGTCTGCGACCGTGTACGTTAATGTTATGGATATTCTGTCCGATTTATGTCTCAAAAACTGAGTGTCTCCTCCCGTCGGATACCAAACATTCGGAGGCATTTTATTATAAAGTCTTAATTTAATCGCTGCGTCAGAAGGCATTGACACCGAAACGGGAAAACCTCCAACGTCCTCCCAAGAAGGAGGGCAACCGTCTGTAACGATAGGATCGCTTGCGTATCCTTCTGGATAGCTTTTCCAATCCCCGTAACCAGTTCTTGCGGGACAGTTAATCGCACCTGAGAATGTCCCGATTAAAGTACCATCTCCAGAACGCAACTGAAACGGGCCGCTTTGTGCGTCTCCCGCACTCATTACAAGCCCGCTATACTGCTTATTCATGCTTCGAGTGGTGTACCGATAAATGTACGCTCCTACAACTTCCGTTACGATCGCTCCCGCAGGAACTCCAAGATTTTCAAAAGTCGTTGTTAGCTCCCAGTAATTCAAACTCGAAGGGTCAAGCCTTCTTGTGGAAGTCCATAACGCGCCGCCAAGCCAAGGATCGTTCCGCAATTTCGGGTGATGCCTCCTCGCCCACCTCATCCTTGGCTGATTCGCATATCCTTGTCCAAACTGCGGATAAGCAACCCATCCTTGCACGTCAGTCTGAAAATCGAATAATTGTGTGTTCGTCGTCATAAAACCTTTCGCCTCCCCGTTCCCAACGGATACTGCGGTATCCGGTAGGAGCGAGAGGAGGTTAGGGAACCTGATTCAAATTAGGGTTCGGCGTGTTCATATCAACGTCGATGCTACCGTCTGCATTTTCCGTATAAGAAAACGGAGGGACTAACGGCTCGTACACCTGATTCGATTCTTTGGCGATCGCATACAGAAATTCTTGGAGCTGAGTGAAAATATCGAAAAGGAATTTCCCATCCGTCCCCCACTCCTGCATGATCTCCCGCGCTGTAATCTTCGGGTTATTCCAAGTCCTTGCGAATAACTGCTTGGCTTGTACCGACAGCCCCATAAAGATATTCATAAACGCTTTTCTCTGTAACTCGACCTCTTTCTGCGCGTTTGTTTCGTTCCCAAATTCAGCAGGTAAAATCCCCATAGTTTTCTCCTTTTAGAAAAAGTTGACTAAAATTCCGTCCTCAAAATACATTGTTTGCCCGCTGTAACTGTCATAGATGGAAGTCGTGATTCCTTGATTCCAACTTGAAGAAAAGAATCCCCCGCCGCCCTGCACTTGGCCCCCGTAAACGCTTCCGTATAAATTCCCATAGACTGTTCCATACAGATCGCAACTTAATCCGTAATAAACGGTCAGGGAATTGCAACTAAGAGAATCGAATCCCCCATAAGTGGCATTGAGGCTGTTGACATTGTTAAGGCTGTGATAATTTAAATCGACGTCCTGATTCGCTCCGGTGTAAGGAACATACGCCCCAACCCCGACAAGTCTCTGCTTATCCCTTTTAAAACTCGAACGGCCTTGAGGGTTTAACCCCTGCCCTTCCGGAAGCTCCATTAGAAATCTTCTCCGAGAACGGTTATGTATTGCGTTTTGAGGTTTGTCACGACAACCGTATTGCTCCAATAAAGCGACCATCCCGCTTTAAGACTTATTATTTTATTCCCCGCTTGATCGACCCTCTTAAATACATCGATTAAGTTATAAACATAGTCGAGAACGGAAACGGGGAGCGTCGTTGCGACGTTTCCCGATTGCGCCAAGATCGTGAAGGTCCCGAGAAGAGCGTAATTCACGCCATCAAACGCCCAAAGCTGACTCGTTTTCTGACTGGTGTCATCCATCGTAACGATGATGGAACGGACAATGCTTCCGTTCGCTCCCGCCGTAAAAATCAGTTTCTTTGAGTTCGCCGCATCGGCGTTGACGATCTTGGAGATTTGACAGTTTTCAACGGCTGTGAGAAACAGGTCTGTATTTTTCGGCATGGATCACCCCATTTGTAAAACGACGAGTTTTTTTAAGGTCTCAAATTGCGTCAAGGTTGCGAAGTTATCTGTCATAACCGTTGATGTGTAGTCAATCTCAATGACGACCTGCTCCACGGAGCCGTCGATACCAGAGCCGGCGAGAACAAGAAACGAGCCCGCGCTGATCGTGGCGAGGTTAAAAGAGGTCGACATCTCCCCGTTTTGGTCGGCGGTCAGGTCTCCCGTTAAAACATCGGTTCCGGAGGAATTAAGTGCCGCCGCCGGCCGCGCCTCGACATTGAAGGTGTACGAGGTTCCTCCCTTGATCGTGGCCGTAATCTTCGTGATTGTGATATCGGCTCGCACCTGGCATATCGGGAACACGGTATCGGCCTTTGGGATATCAAGGACGAACGCGAGGGAGTTAGGGATAGCCGTTCCCGCGGATATTTGCATCGGGGTCCCGTTAGGAAACCGCATAACAAGGTCTGTCATGGAAATATCGCCGTATAGAGTCCTGTTGAAAGAGAAGCACGAACCGACCACGCCGTAGCGTAATCAGTTCTTCCTGATACATACGTCCACGCACCGGTCACGGCGTCAAACTTCTGAATGATCCAAACGCCCTCATTATTCAAATACCCGAAATACTGAGGGTTGCCGGCTGTGTCCTGGTGAGCCACCTCAAAGGTTGTTCTATGATCCCCTCTCCGGTGAAGCTCATACTTCGCGTCTTTAATCTCCAAGAATCACCTATTTTTTTGAGAGCTTGCTTGCAAGGTCTCTAACGCGATCCGCAATTTCCTTCTCTACTGACGCTTTCTTCTTCATTAGCTCGTCCTGCCCTTTTGTGAGGGAAATACGCCATTCCTTCAACCGGCTTTCTTCTTCTTCAACATGCGTTTTAAATTCCTTCTTCGCGACGGAAAGCTGTGCCGCTTCCGTCTGAGAAAGATTGTGAAGCTCGTCGGCCTTCTTCCGGAACTCGATAAGGTTCTCGATGTGCTTCACCGCGGCCTCACGCGGACCGATAGTCTTTTCTCTCTCGGCAACCGCATCGGAACGCTTCGTGACAAGAGCTTCGCGCTCCTGCAATCCCTTCTCACGGATGGAAAGTTGCTCCTGCTTCTTGAGAAGATCGTTATAAAGGTCCTGACTTTTTGCCAATAACTGGTTCATGGTGTTTCTCCTTTTTTAGATTGAATACGGTCCGCTGAAATTGTCACCGGCGATATAGACGTCCAAAACGTCCGTCGCCGCGGTCATAGACACCTTTAGATTAGAAAACGGCGTTCCCTGGATCACGGAGGAAGGATTATTCGGAGACCCGCTCGGGAACTGGATATTCGGCTCGTACTGATTCAGAACCCCTGCATGGACGTTTCCGGACGCGCTCGTAAATGTAGCCGTATCCGTCGCGGCGCCAACGGGAGAAAGGTTCATCATCGTGACCCATAGGATCGCTGTCGCTCCGGTCGTCCATTTCCCCGCCGTGTTATCCGTCGAGAACGTACCCGAGGTATGCGCGACCTTGCATTTATAAACTGTACCTCCGTTCGTCACTTTCTGCCCTACGGTGTACGCCGTTGACGTCTGCCATGTATCGGCAACCACTAGGCCGGCCGTGGTCCCGCCGGTGCATGTGTACCCGTACTCTGTGCGGGTGCAGGAAACAGCAGTAGCAAACGCGGACGTTGAGATCAGAAGCAGAGCCAGTAAAAGCGAGATTACCTTTTTCATAGTGTTTCCCCTTTTTGTTTTGTTGAAATTCCCGTTAGAAGTTCTCTCCCTAATGTTGTGATCTTGCAATCATGGTCAAGATGTCCGTCGTCCTGCAATGCCGCAACCGCAATCTCCCGTTTCTTCGCCTCGATCATGTCCTCAACTTCCTTAACCTTCAAGGCTTCTGCATCAGCCGCGGCCTTATCAGCGTTGGCTTGCTCACGCCTTGCTTTACAAGGTTCACACTCCGTTACGAGCGTGTAGCCTTTAACAGTTCCAATCTGATTCGGTTGTTCTTGCCAATCACAAAGACATTCGTTTAATTGCATAGTTTTTCTCCTTTAAAGGTTTAATCTTTCAATGACAAACTCTGAACCGATTCCGATAGCTCCCGTGTGGTTACTCAAGATGTCGATGTGCGTTATTTCGTCTGCGGTATTGTTCCAAGACGAACCCGCCAACATCGCATTGATTATTGTCGTTCCAGAAATCCCGTTTATGACTTCAGAAATTCCAGTTCTCACGAATCCCGATTTCAAATAAAGAAGCATTTCGGTATGGTTGATGTTATTAAGCGCAACGCCTGACCCTGCGTACATCGAAGTAAGAGTTCCTCTTGCGGCTAGTGCGCTTGCATTTTGACCATAAACAAGTTGATACCCGCAGTTCGTTCCTCCGTCACCATTCAAGCGGATATAAAATCCTTCATCGGAATTGTTAGCGTTAACCCATCTGACCCTCACCCTAAGAATCTGGTCTTTCGTGTTTCCCAAGAGGCCAGATACGGTGATGGAAGTCTCAGCACTCCCCGCCACGGTGTGACGATACACCTCCTGCCACGCTCCTTTTAAAGTTCCACGAATATCAAGCTCGCCAGTTCTTAGACCGCTTGGAACGTGGACTTCTTTTAGGAGGATGAAGCGGGAGCCGATGCCGAAATCGCTCCAAAGAGTTATTGAAGTAATGTTGTCTGCGGTATTATTCCAAGAGTTACCAAATAATCTTGAGTAACCGACAGAAGTTCCGTTAATGTTCATGGCACTTTTTGTTACAACGGTTCTTACTGTTCCAGATTTTGCGTGGATTAAACTGTCAATTAAATTTACATTCCCAATAGCAGAAGAATATCCAAAACTAACTGCGGTATCATTCGTTGCTCTATTAGCCGTAACAGAAGCACTAGAGCCATCGACGTACTGATATCCGTAGTTAGCACCTGAATCTCCATTAAATCTAAAATTAAGATTTAATCCCCCCGCATTGTTACTCACCACCCTTGAGATAAGCCGATACTTCACATCGGTGTCACCGTCAAGACCGCTGATCGTGTACGAAGTCACGGAGGCGGCGAGTTCTCCGCTATCATGCACAATTTGCCAAGTTCGGTCTACGAATCCTTCAAGGCTTCCTGTTTTCATGACCGCCTCGACTTTCTGTAAAGTTGGAAGGAACTACCCACGCCAATCCCACCCGCCTGACTTGCCGCAATCACAATCGAAGTGATGTTGTCGGCGGTGTTGTTCCACACGTTAGCCCATAGCCGTGAATACCCAACGGTTGTCCCAACAACATCCCAACAAAAGTCCGAAATTACCGTTCGCACAAATCCAGACTTGGAAAATAATTTACATGAGGCTTGAGATATATTGTTTAATGAAGTGTTGTAACCTATATGGCACACTTGGTCATTTGTTGCCCGTCCCGCAGTTGCGGAAGTATTATTTCCATCAACGTATTGATATCCATAATTCGTTCCCACATCATTGTTGGGTCTAAAAAAAGTATAAGCAATTCCGTTATACCCATTCACGACCTTGCTCTCTAAAATGTATTCCTCGTCTACGTCACCGTTGAGGCCGCTGATGGTGAGGGAGGTAACTGCGGAACCCGCCACCGTATAATCATAAATCCTCTCCCATGTATCGCCCTTGATGGAGCCGAGGACTGTTAGTGGGCCGATCTTCATTTGGCGACCCGAACTGACCACGTTCCCGCGATCGTGCCGAAGGACAATAGGGAAACGGTTAGCGTGTTCACTCCCGTCACGATCACAGAGTCAGGAATTATCATCGCTCCTGTGTTGTCAAGAATCGAGCAAGCGACATTCGTGGAGTTGAGATTATGAGTGACCGTGAGGACTCCCGTAGAAAGAGAGGCGTTTGTGAAGGTTGTGACGTAAGAACCTCCCGCAAGGGCCGCTGAAGCAGCGGCAGAAGCGGCAGAAGCGGCGGCGCTAACCTGAGCGGCTTGGCATACAGAGACAGCGACGGTTATGCCCTCAAGAAGCTCCGTCGGCGTTATGGAATTTTCTCCGATTGGTAATATTACCGCGCGGCTTATCTCCTCATAGAGTTGTTGCGCGATCATTACCGCTCTGTCATATCCCTCTTCGTATGTCGCGGCCGGAGTCTGGCTATTATCTTGTAGAGAAATAAGCTGAGAGATCGGAACTACTCTCTGAATAAAAATCTTGTAATCGCTTGAAAGCGCGGCGTAGGCTCCAAGCAAAGTAACTGTCCCCAAATAAGTTGATTTTCCAGAAATCTTAGTAAGAGAAACGGTGTAATTCGTTGAAATCGTGAGTTGCGTCAACACGCCTGTAGATATCCTGTAGACCGAAACGATCAAATCCGTCTGAAGATAGACCGGAAACTGGAAAGAAAACGCTGAACTGAGGCCATCCCCTGTATAAACAACCGTGTTTGAATTTGTTGAGACAGTCATTTTAGAATCTCCTTTTCACTTTACCCGTAAACTGTAACCTCAAGATAAAAAAAATAGCTTCCCCTAACACTCTTAGAATATCAAAAATCCAAGCCCACCGCCTTAGCATTTTCGATTTTCTCTAAAATACCGTCAATTCCTTTGATCGCGTCCGTTTCAAGTCCGAAAGCGTTTACATCGTCGGCGCTCTTTTTCAACTTCTCGACAACTTCCTTCGGAGTACCTCCGGCCGCGACGGAAACGATCATGTACTCCTGACCTTTGACGCCGTAATACTCCCCGTCTTTGTTCTGACAGGCCATCATAAACCGGAAATCGTCGCGCTTCCCTTTCTCGAAATTCACAAGAGTAAAATAATCTTTCGCGTTCGAGGTTCTTAAAGCGTAAGCCCCGACGTACTTAAAATCGCACTCCACCGGGACCGGATCTCCCTTCCCGATCTGATACACGAACTCCGTCCAGTTCTTTATGTACTTGGAATATAGCACCCCTAACGGAAGCGGGCACCGGCAGCATGGATCAATAAAATAATGTTCTTTCTCTGAGACGATTCGCTCCTCAGTAGACAACGCCCCGCGATAATCCATCTTCTCAAGGATAGGACGGATACCGTCTAGCGTGTCCATAAGGACCTCCGGTACATCTTCTTCCGCTTTCGCGACGCGACCCAAATAAGTATTTTTTTCCCATTCCACGCCATAAGAAAACGGGAGGTACAGTCCGTTCGCGTAGAAGCCATCATAGCCCGACTCTGATACGCACTCGACCATATCCTCGACGATAAACTCTATCTCCTCCGAGTAGATCCCGAAGTTAGGGCGCCGGTCGTGAAGCACTTGTTTAACGGAGTTGTAGTCCGGGATACAGAGAGTCTCAAAATCCCCTCTGAAATTGGCGTCCACCTTTACGACCTTCTTGGGATTAGCTTTGAGGTATTTTATAAGAGAGTCGTATCCTTTAATCACCTCGAAAGGAATAACCCGGAGATCCACTGCTTCAAGAACCCTCTTAAACGCGATCCGGTCAGTCTCAAGTTTCTCCCCGACCCCGGCCCCGAATACGCACTTTTCAGGATACATCTTTTTGAGAAGCGTTATAAGCCCGTTCGTGCCTGTGTCGAAAGTCACGATCCCGTCTGCTAGGGCCGCGTACTTCGCAACATCAATAAGCCTCACCTTCTCAAGAAATTCAAACTGGTGCCCCGGAGCGTACTCTACATACCTCGGAAACGGGGAAGAGTTTACCGTTAAATAATAGACCTTGTTTTTCCCGCCCTCCGATAAAGCGTTCGCAAGCTCAACATAGAGGCCCGAACATATCACCAAAAAAGACTTACCCACAAACGCCCCCCGGAGTTATAATATTTCCCATGTTTAGATCCATTCTTAGAGCGTGGTTCTTCGTCGTTTTGACAGGATCGCTTACCGCCCTAGTCTGGATCTTCCGACCCTGGAAGAAACTTCCTGAGCATAAATTCGATTCTCGCCATACGTTGCTTCTTTGCGCTTGCGCGATCATTTTCCCTATCGTCCTCGTTTTATTTCTTCGTTCCGACTTCGCTCCGGAGTGGCTAAAAAACTTTGTCGATTCCGCGCCTCCTCCGGACTATTGAAAATTCTCCTCGTAAAGTTTTTCAATCCTCGCCTGCTGTTCCGGCGTCATTTCTTTCTTCATCTTATTTGAATATTTCTTTTCGATAATGTCCCGTAGAATTTCTTTCTCTTTCTCGTTTGCTTTTTTGTAGACCTTGATTGCTTCCTCGACCGTAAGGTGCGGCGCGACTCTCTCTAGGTAACTCATTTCCGATTCCTTGATAAGCTGCTCCGCTTCTCGGTTCGTGATCGTTCCATCGTCTGCGGCCTTATAAACGGCATCGTAGTCTTTGTTCTGCATGAACTTCGCTAGGATCTCAGCCTTGTCCTGCGCGTGTTTCGAGTTTTCTTTGGTGCGTGATCCTACCGGTACTTTTGCTGACGCGAACTTCTGCGCCGCTTGTTCCGCTTTTGTCATATTCACGGACTGAGGGGATGGCATTACCCCGATAAGCTGCTCCGGGCTCCATCCTGTTTTATTGACGTTTCTTGCCGTAAATGGAATTGCGCTTGTTCCGACAAATTTCATCTCGTCCATGATCTGCTGCATTATCGGGTCGTCCTCGTTTCGGATCTCCGTACCGTAGAAATCTTTGTTATCAAGCATTTGAGCGATCATGCTGTTTTGAGGGGCTACCTTGTTCGTAACTGTTTTCCACGGATCGGTCGAATAGTGGTAAATGTCCTTCATGTAAGACGGAAGAGAGACGCGCTGCTCCTTTCCGTTCTTATCAATTTTTCCGTTCCTGGGGAAGAAATAATCTTTTAGATCCTGCGGGGCTTCTCCGGTGTGGAGGTAGTTATAAATGGCACCGTAGAGCCCTGTCACGACCGGCAACGCCATTGTATAGGCCATCTTGTGCGTAAACTTCGCTTTCTTACCGGAGGCAACGTCCTTAACGAATTTAAGGGTATCTATGGCCCCCCCTCCAAGCTCCCGAAAGGTTCCAAGGTTCCATCCCACTGATCGGACGGATACCATGAGAAGATCCTTTGTTGTCTTGTGCCAGAAGAGATTATCGTAGACGAGTTGACCCATCCGGTTATCAACGCTATCCCAAACGTCCTGTACCTTTTTTCTTAATTCCGCATGGCCCATATTCGGATTTCTCTCGATCTCTGACTGAGCCAGGTCAAAGAACACCCCGAGTTTTTGACGCGGGACGATCTCTGAGAGGATTGGCTGCGTGATTGCTTCAAGCGCGGCAAGTGGCGCGGTCATAATTCCTTTAACGACCTTCCCCTCTTTAAACGCTGCCTGCATATTCTTAAACGCGGTCGTAGCATAGAAAGAGTCCATCCTTGCCCGTCCTCCGGCCATTACCATTGATTCCGCTATGAGAGCCGTCTTTGCGTCCGTAGGTTTTCCGTACCACGCATTAAGGAGCTTGTCTCCTTTGATAAGGTTCGTGATCGCCGGCACTCCTGAGATCCCCGCAACAACGTCACCAACTCCTTTAAGCTCACCTGATCCGACTTTCTCAAATCCAAGAGCGACGCGGGATATGCAAGCGTCCAGAGAGGTAAACCCAAGATGGAACAGACCGGAAAGCTGAAACTGGTTCAAGGTGTTCCCGGCGTTCCGGTACAAATCAAAGAACGTATTTCCGCGGAGCCCCGGAGAAAGGTAATTGTTTATCACCGTCGCGGCGTTCTCTGGCATGTACCAGTATCCGTTTATCACCATGCCGCCGACGCTTCCGGTGCCGGTCATTACTTTTTTCGGAATACCATGCTTAATATCAAGCAACGGTTTAAGGCGCGGGTCCGACTGTAGAAATTCTCTATACATTTTGTAGACGTTAGGCGCGACTTTCTTAAATTTGTCTGGAGCCTGGATCATAGCCTCAAGCATCGTCGCCATCTTCTCGACGCCTTTACGTCCATAAGCTCCGACCTTCTTGAGATCCGCGAGGTCCCGAAGCTCCTTATTAATCGTTTTTTGCATCTCAAGTTTTTGAACGTCGGTCAGCCGTCCCTCGCGCTTGGCCTTCCCGGCCATCCGATCAAGAATAAAATCAGCCTTTGGCCTTTTTCCTCCAAGAAACTTGTCAAGCAATCCAAACATTTCATCCAACTGATGCCCTCCTTCATGAGCTACGGTGCTTGGAGGTGTCGCTGTTCTCGTTGTAACCGTCCCAGGGCCAGGGCGTCCCGTCTTTGGATCTATGGGGCCTGGTTGAGAATATCCAAGAGCTTTTCCCCCAATTTTGAGACGCCTCTCGTGCTTTATTCCAAGAGAGTCTAAAACCGCCTGGAGCGCGTCCATCATTTCTTCATCCTGGTATTCCTTGACCTTGTACTCAGGAGATCCGTACACCGTCGAAATATTGTCGTCGACCTTCTTCCATGCCTCAGGTCGTTCCGCGCCGACAGCGACAAACTTCGCCAATCCTTCCGACTTCATAATGTTTAGCGTCTCGTGAGCCAGGATATACTTGTCCATTTCCCTAGCCTTGAGCAGCACAAGATCAACGGGGTTGTAAGACACCGGCTCCAGGCCGGCTGCGATACCGTCTTTGATTGATTCGATGGTGCGTTTCTTGAGGAAAGACTTTCCGCCTTCAAAGGGACGCTTAGATCCCATCTGTAGAAATACGTCCTGCGCTTTCTTGGGGTCTTTCCAGATATGCGGGAAATAATTATCAATGAACGTCTGGAGCTTCCCGGTCCCTAGCCTCTGGATCTTCTCGCGCCTAAGGTCCAGTTCGTTTCGGATCGTGTCCGCTATCGTCTGGAGCTCCGGAGTAGGCTGTTTTGCGCCTGTCTCGATCGCGTCCATGAAATAAACGAGCTTTGCCTTGTCCATCTTGTTAAACATGTTTCTAGCTCTTGCAAGGGATACCTCCATCACGTCATAAGCCCGGACTGACTTTGCAATCTGTTCCCTCAACGTCTCCGCTGTCATTCTTGAGTATTTGTCCAAGGTAGGCGCGGCAAACGTCTCCTGTATTCCCTTCGCCATCTTCCCGGCTGTCTCAACGGAAGCGACGATCTCACGCACTCCGGGGATAGCGTCAATAGCGACAGATCCTTTTTCGTTACCAAATAGCTTTCCTTGCTTCCCTTCGTAGGCGGCGCGTTCGAGGTCCGTCATGGCCGTTGTCTGTTCCTTGAGGGTGCGCGGCTTTCCAAACTCCGCTTTTTTGTAAGACGGCAGTTTTGCTTTAGCGTTGTCGACTGTTCTTTTTACTGCTTCGAGTTCTTCCTTCGACATTTTCCTGCCGTTAATCTTCCCGTCCTTCAAGATCATTTCACCTTCGGCAATACTGTTCTTGATCTCTTGTGTCCGCGCTGCATCGGATTCGATAAGATCCGATTGAGCTCTTTCCCATGCTTCCCCATAAGCGGTAGTCTTTGGGTTTAGCTTGTCGGCTCCCATCTTTTTCAATTCCTTGATTCTCTCTTTAGCCGCCCATAAGTTAAATTCGCCTTCGGACATTTTGGCCTTTTTAAACTCCGCCCTGTAGATCCTTGTGCTTGGACCGGCTTTGGAGTTCCATGCAGTTTGCAGTTCCGGGTCATTCCCTTTCATTTCACGGAAAGGATAGGCAATATGAACCTTTTCACCATTAACCGTTTGAGTTTCAAACATAAGGGCATAGCCTTCGTTTGCAAGAAACTCGGCTTTTGAGATTCCGACATAAGTGATCCCCGGAGCATCCCAATAATCAATTCGGGAGTTCAAAGTCTCTTTCCCGCTTTTTGCCGGCACTCCGATCTGGATAACCTTATCCCCAGGCTGTAATCCGAATTTTTCAACGGGATCAATTTTTGGCGTCCCTGTTACAACGTATCCGATCCCCTTGTTTGAATATATTTCGTATGGTGGATTTGTTTTTTCAAGAGCGGCCGCGACGTTCTTTTGTTCTTCTTGGGGCGTTTCTTTGGCAGGATTCTCGTCTCCGATCTTGATCTCTCCGGACGGTTTCTCCGGGTCAAGTTCGAGCTTCGGGGATTCTGAGGGGGCAAGGATCTCTTTTACTTTCTCGTAATCGGAGCGGAGCTGCGCGGAGACTTCATCAACGACAATGCGGCGGATCTGAGGGTTTTTGTTCTTATCGGCCCATATCTTTAATGCTTCGAGGTTTTCCTGGTCGTGGCCCTGGAGGAATTGCTCACGGATATAATCCGTTCCTCTCGTAAGATTCCCGGATTCATCGACGAGACTTTCGATCCCGTCGATTGCACTTCTTAGCTTTGCGTCTTTCTCCCCTGAAGATCCTTCTTCATTCCCTCGAAGATCTGAAGCCGCTTTTTCGATTTCGTCGACCGGGACACCGCTTCCTTCAATTTCTTCTTTTGTTCTTCGCTCATACTCGGCATGGCGTTCTGCCTCCGTTTTAAGATGCTCTATTTTACTCTCAAAAAGTCCAGTGAGAAGGCTTTTCTGTTTCTCCGTAAGCGGCTTGTTTTCAAGGAAAACGTCGATCACTTTAAGAGATTCTTTCTTCGTGTATCCTTTATTTTTAAAATACTCCGGGAAAGTAGACTCTTCATAGCCGGCAACGGTATCCTCGATAGTTCCGGCCTGGTCCGGTTGATTGACGAATTTACGGCCTGCCGTTCCTTCCTCGATCTCAGCCCGCATTTGCTTGATCCCGTAGTGTACGGGGTCTTGGCCTTCTTCGTAGCCTGGAAGAAGTGTTTTAGCGTCCGCTTCAGTGATCGTTCTTTCCGGAAACTGATAAAGCGTTTTCGGTGATCTTGGCTTCTTGCTCTTGCTTGGTTTCTTCGGTTCGTCTTTAAGCGCGGCTTTTACGATCGTCTCCGCCGGGATCTCGATACTGGCCCCTGTCTTTTTTGCGGCCTCGATTGTCTCGGGCTTTACTCCTAGTAGCTCCTCCATCTTCGCGCCAAAATCTTCTTTAAACGCCGTTTCAAACTTCGCAAGGTGCTCCGGAGTAATCTGAAACGATGTCGGTAAACCATGAGCTTTCATCTTCCAGTACGAGAATTTTTCTAAGATGTTTTGCCTGCCCCATTGTTTCAAACGATCCGGTTCAAAAATTGAGGGTCTTGGCATCATGTCTCCTTCTTTGATGCCTTTCGCTCTCGAATAGCGGTACGTCGTTGCATCGGACGCGGCGCGGCCTCCAGGAAGGCCGTGCATAAATCCACCGGCGATCTCACCCTTAACGATGAAGTCCGCAAGCTCAATGGCTCCCCTTGCTGTATTGCTTGCGTCTGAGGGTATCCATTTTTCGGTAGGGATAAGGTGATCCAAAGCGGAGAACGCAAGAAAGCCTACTGCGGTTCCGATGGGATCAATAACCGCGCCCGTGGCGACGCCTATCTGCATCAATGCGCCAAGATATTCTTTGTTGCTTGGATGATCCGGACGGATACCTGTAATCTTCGGGTTTCTTGCAAATTCCTCAAAATGCGCCTCAACGTCATGCAAGGACAATCCTGTTGATTCCGCTATCGCTTTTGATCTCTCCTTAACGTAATCATCCCCAAACCTCTCACGCATCGTCTTTGATTCACCGTAAATGCTCGGTAAGTCTCGCTGCCTTTTTAACTCTTGCTGAATGGCATAGATATTTTGGGATTTTGCGTTTGCTTCCTCCGGGCCCCCCTGGATCATCTTTCGAGCACCGGATTTAAGATCCGTCTCCGCTTCGCGCTTTCCTACGCCCATTGGCCCAATAACAGATGCTTTCAAAGCTCCTTTGATACTTCCCCATACGTCATAGGATTTTGAAGGACCAATGGAAAGGTGTTCCGGTTCAATCGCTGATTCAACGTCCGGGGCTTGTGATAAAGTCTTTTGTCCCTCGGTTCCTTCCTTGAGCTCCGGGGCGGCTGCTGCGGACTCCAGATCAATTTCGGGCATTACTTGTTCCCCTTGCTTTTAACCTCGTAAGATCCGTCCGGGTAGAATGTAATGTGATTCCCGTATCTATCCACTTTAACAACGCCTTCTTTTGGATAGTTTTTTACTTCCGGATGGCGAGTCAAAAAATCTTGAGCGAGTTTTTGCTTTGTAACGGCAGGGAGATCCTGGACCTTTGCTTTGGGATCTTTCGCGTGTTCCTGAATCGCGGAGCTGACAATCTCCTGGCCTTTAGGATTTCCCTTAACCATATCCATAATGGAACGAAGAACGCCTTTCTTTTCAGAAGATGCTTTCTCGCGTGCTCCGTCCTCGGAAAGAATCTTATCCAGATCTGAATAATCGTCCGCAACTGTCCCGACTTCTTCATCCTTCAAGAAATGAAGATGCGCCAGGTGTTGCGCGTCCTGGACCGATAACTTCCCGCTCGATCTCGCTGACAGGATCTTATCGTGTACGTCCTGGCTGTTCTGCGCGTCGTCGGCCATTGATTCCAAAATTTCCATATACGCGGCCCGGTCACTCTTGTGCGTGAGTTTTGACGCTCCGAACTGATCCCGGAGCTTCCCGAACTGCACCGGAGTAATTTTCTTCGAGGTAAACGCTTCCTCGATCTGAGGAAGCTGTGCGGTCCGGTCGTGGACTTGCATAGCAAACGACTCGTATGTTTTCTTCTGTCCGAGTTTTTCGGCAGCTTTCGCGGTCTTTTCTCTGCGCTCGATCATTCTGTTTGCGGTCTGTGTCGCCTTATCAAGCGTCTCAATATTCACCCCTTCATAAAACCCGTTCTTCACCATATCCAAGAACTGATCCGGAGCCGTGATCGCGTAATGCGTAGCGTGGGCCTGATCCCACTTCTGCTTTTTCTCAACCTTTTGCTTCACGCCTTCTTCTGTTGTTAGAAATCCTGCGTGTACCTGAGCGTCAATATTCGTGTCAAGCTGATGGATCTCGTTTGTTAGCTCTCCGACGTTCGTTGTTTTAATATAATTCTGTTGATGAATGGCTTCATAGGTATCCAGTTGAGCCTTTGCGTTCGAGACATATTTTTTTAAAAGCATTGAGTCAAGATTCGCCTGTGTAACATTTGAATTGTGCTGCTGCTCCATATTCCATTGATTCTTCCACCTTGGCATTGAAATATGATCCGCTGATTTAGACCTGGCCTCTTCAATGCGCGTAGAATATTTTGACTTAACGGCCGCGATCTGTTCGGGGGTCATGCTCGAAATATCTTCTTTTGCGAAGTCTGATTCAACAGTCATAAGCGCTTTTTCGTGCTCGTTCTGCGCCCTAGTCGTTTCCGCTACTTTCTGAACTTTTAACAGTTGCTCTGATGCTCCCTGTATCCCTTTTCCTATGTCTGAGAGAATACGGCCACCGGTAGACGCTACTTGCGGGTCAATCGGTTGTTGCGGAATTTCATTCGTCATTCTCCCGCTTGATTCGTGCTCAGTAATTCTCGCCATGATTCCCCCTATTAATTCGTCGACGCGCCAACAATCGTTGAAAATAAACCCATGACAGCTTTTGTTGTCTGCTCTCTCTTAATTTGTTTACCCGTCCATCGGTCAATAGCCGCCTGATTCTCAAGCCCGCGAGCCGACACCTCCGCGTTATAGGATGAGATTGACATATCAAGATTCCATTGAGAGATACTATCGACCATCACATCGACCGGAGAACCGGTGTTCGTCTTGACGCCACGCCCTGCATATTCCGCGAACTGATGCCCCGTGTCTGACTGTTTCTTCCGTTCCATCTGCGTTTGGTGCAACGCTTCTGCCGCTCTCGTCTCCTGCGCTTTCTGCATAGCGAGATCGGCATTGTATTGATAGGCTTTGTTCTGCTGAACGCCTTGCGTGTAATCTCCCCATGCGGACATTATCCCGCCGACGATTCCACCCATAGCGGCAAAGCTACCTCCACCCCCACCGGCAGAATTTCCGAGAGTCGATTGTGCCATCGGTCCACCCATTGAGTCTAAAGATGCCCCCGTCGCTCCGCTCATAGTTTTAGTCCTTGGTTTCGGTTTCAGATTTTAAGAGAACGCATAAAAGCATGGCAGGAAGCGGCTGATCCTGAACTATTACAATTTCATCGTCCGTCGCCCATCCCCCATCAATCGGCATTGGGATATCTCCTGTGTAAAGAGGAACTGGATGGCCGAGCGGAGGGTTCTTTGGAGTTTGAATAACCATCGGTTTTAAAAACTTTGGATCGTCTTTCTTCCCGATCTTCAGTCCGAGAGTCCGATCAACACGGAGATACGCCTCGTAAATCCTTCGCATGACTCCCTGCCCGCCTTCTGTGATTCTCAAAAGCTGTAGTTTCCCCCTATACGGAAGCCCTCCGATAATCTGCGCGGATTTGTTAGGAAGCGTAATCTGCCCTGAACCATCGACTAGGAACCTCTGTTGCGCGGCCGGAATTGCTCCGTCGGTCTGAACTGATATCGTCTCTCCGATTAAATGGTCGAATCCGGATATCGTTGACACCATTTTCCAAACTTTCCCACCGCTTGAATAAGTTCCGAAAGATGTCCCATCGATAGTGTTCCCGAGCTCATCTTTCAACTGGAACGTATGGGTCGTAACTCCGGCTACGATGTAAATGTTTCCATTGAGAGGAGAAGAAACGACTTTTGGAAATCCGTTCGGTCCTACGCCAACGACGCTCACAAGATCAATCTTGATCTGGTCTCCATTCGAGAATCCATGACTAGACGCCGTGACGACTACAGGGTTTGCGTTTGTGAATCCAGTTATTGTTATAGGCGTGTTTAGAGCCAAAGCGCAACTAAGACGGATAGGCTCCCATTGATTTACGAACGTCTCAGCCGAGAAATACTCGACGAACCGGCATACGCTCCCGTTAATAACCCTGTTCACAATCACCCATATCTGGTCGTCCGCACCGTCGACCTGTAGGATCGCGAGGGATTCAAAGAGTCCTTCCCCACCGCTCGATGCTCCTGCCGTAAGGCGCGACCATCCCATGACCTGTTGCTCCGCGTTCCGGACAAGCACCGCGATTTGACCGTCTGCGCGAAGTACCCATATCCTGTCATTCGGGCTTTGTTGATGTGCCATCTCAACCGCCCCGCCTCCGTCTCTCAAGATGTGATCCGCAAAGATGCACATATCCGCGGCGAGTTGCCGGTTTTTAAGATAATCGTAATAGAGCTCGCGCACCTGAAAGAGATTCGCTTGGAGATAATAGAGATAGCTTGAAATCTTCTCGGGTTGGATGGCGGCGGTAGGATAATTCGTATCGTTATTGACATTGATGTTCTTAGCGGAAATCGTCGCTCCGGCAGTACCGGATTGGATTGTGAACGTCCCTCCACTTGTCCCTGCTTGAAGGGATGAAGGGCAGGAGGCCATCCACCTTATCGCATTTCCCTGAACATCGGATACCGTAAAATCCACCGCCGCCGAATCTACGTTTGCATCTACCTTAAAATTGTCCGGTGCATTAATGACTGAACCCCAACCGCTTTTCGGCTGATAAGTCGTATTCGCATAATAAAGCCTCTGCTCATGGAATTGACAAGTCGCCGGCCACCCGCGCACATCGGAAAACGCGGCTTCTGCCCATAGCGTAAACGCGCTTGCGCTCGTGAGTGTTCCCGCGACGCCCTCCGGCTCTGACTGAACCGCTGCGGTCGCATGAAGTCCATCTGACACGGTAAGAATCTTAACAACACCGGTATTGATTTTCCAAAGGCTTCCAACATGACCGGCTTGGAATACGGGGACAGTTGCGGCAAGCACCCAATACCCTGACGCAAGGTCCGCGGCAAAGGTCGAACCTCCGACATTTGCGACGAGACATTTGTAAGTGCTTCCTCCATTCGTCACATAATCAGGCATATCGGGACCTGGGACATACGCTATCCCCGCGCCCCAAGCAGGGACAGTTACAACAAGATTGACGTTACCAGTAGCGGACGATGGGGTAATCGTTAGTTTCGTAATGTTGTCATCAAGGAACGGGCCTCGTATGAACGAAACCGGAGTCATGGAAAATGAATTTGAGGCGAGTCTAACGAGCTTATATGGCTTGTAGGTATTGAGCGGCGAGGTAATATACATCGTGTCCTCGTCCTGCGCCCTGTGAATCTGAAACACATCGGCCGAGTCGTAAGGAGTGACGATCTCTACAGGATTACCGCCATTCAACACCTGACCGTTATTCGCCCAAAATCGGAAGTAATGATAACCAACCTCGACAATGTAATTCTGCGTCGAGGAAAAAGAGAATTTCATAATCTTGGTTTTCTTGGTCGGGTCTTTTACTGATCCTGCGTACACCGTCCCAGGCGCGAACATAGCCCCGCCGATCTGGTGGAGCAGGAAATTCTCCGCGCACCCGAGCGCGTTAGGATACTGAACGAGATCGAACCGTCCTTTTGCGAGGGGAGACCATTCGCCGGCATTAAAATTACAATGAGGCGTTAAGGCTTTTGGCATGAAAACCTCTTGGCAGGATCAAACGCGGGATGAATTGGCTTTCCAGAGTTATACGGGCAATTCGGATAATCTACTTTTGAATCTTCTCTTTTCATGCAACGAAGTCCCTTAGATATTTCCGCTCCTATCCGGTACGGATAAATGTCGCAATAGGTACGCCCGCCGCTCCTTCCCCCATGCTCCGCTTTCAAATGATCGCAATGAGAATACAAGTCAACATTCTCACCGTTCAGATTAACGGTTTTTGCGAACACGATACAGCATTGACCACATCGAGCGCATTTGTCCATGCTCACCAATTTGTCGGTATCCAAATTTTTCCAACATCTACCATGCTCCCACGGCCTGAGAGCCGAGCGGTCTCCCATTCGCTTTGAGCGGGAGTCTCTGGCGTCCCTCCGGAGTCTCTTGACTTCGCGTCAGGAAGTCTTATTTCCTCGTATTCCTTGAGAAGCATCTCCGCTTTCTTTGCCGATTGAGCGATATTAAAGCCAATCTCCGCGCCAAGGCGTGTTGCGAGAGCCGTAACCATTGACGGGGAATAACTCGACGGGTCGTCATTCCTGAACACATATTTAAGCTGAAGGTTCGCCATGTCCGAGAGAAGAACCCTTGTCATTGTATTATCCTCGCTCTTGAAGCTCTCGAACTTGAACGTCGCTCCGATATTTGAGACTGCAATCGGCCTTATGAAATCGTTAGGTAACGCGTAAGCGATAGTCAATCCCTCAACACCTGAGTATGGAACGATGGAAAGGGTTTGTACTGGAACTGTGGTTGTCGCGCAACTCCAAGGAAATGCTTCAAGAAATTCATCACGGATAGGGTCATACAAATCAAGCATTAAATCCGATTCTCTTGAGCCATCTGTAAAAGAAGAAATCCGGTTAGCTCCGATTTTTCGTATTGCGAGATTAGCTACTCCTGTCTTGTCCATCGAGTCCCCCTAAAAAGAATGGGGAGAGTGTTTAACCCCTCCCCATATCTTTATGCCGCGTTTTTAATAATCGCGTAATTGTACGTCGATGTATCTGACGCCGTACAAACTACGGTAAATCCGGTTGCCGCCGTGATCGTGGCGACGTGTGGCTGAACTCCAACAGTACCACCGACCGTATTCAGCGAAATTACAATAGCGTCGCTGATTGCAACATTCGTATTGCTGATGGTAACAGGCGTAACACCATTAGCGACAAATGTACCAACCATGCCGTTTGAGCCTTGTTTCAACACAAGACCTTTTGCGGCCACCGTGGACGTTACATTGTCAGAGGTGCTAACCCCTGCCGTTGTGGTAAGTCCAGAAGCATTGACCGTTGTAAACGAACCCGCCGCCGGAGTAGACCCACCAATGGACGCGCCATTGATTGTGCCACTCGTTATAGCCGCGATACGCCCGTCAATCTTCCCGACACCATTACTCACCGAACACGCGCTTGTCGGGTAACAATCAACATCGAACACCTGAGCTTGCGCGGCTCCTGCTTTCCTGAACCCGACCGACGCGAACGCCGAGGGCGCAAGAAGGCACAACACCAACAGAACAACCAAAAACTTCTTCATGGCCTTTGTCTCCTTTTTGCGGTTCGGGAGGCGTGTAGACCTGGAGGATCTACTACGCCCCCTTCCCCGAGATTCACTAATCGACCGTGTAAAAGCAATACGCGGTTAGAACACCGGTGCTTTGACCCGCCGCGCCCGCTGTGGTCAGCAAAGCGTAGGTGTCGAGCGTTCCGGTTCCGACAACGTACCCCGCGCCCGTAATCTTGATAGGCGTCAAGGCCGTTTGAAGGCCGGTATTCCCTGCCACGGCAAACAGATTCGCCGTGTCTCCGTTCCCGAACGAGAACGTCAAGCTACCCTGAGCCACCGAAACGGAAAGCTCAAAGCCGAGGATCGTTGCTCCGGCCGGCAAGCTGAACAGCTTGAGCGTGGAGCCGACGTCAAAAGTCGTCGCCATCGCAAAAGTGTCCACCTGAACCTTGACGCGGCCATCCCACACGCCACGCGCTACCGTCTGAATCCCGCCCGCCAAAATCAGCGTCCGGTTTGCCCCAACAACATTTACTGGTGTAGTCATGTTACATTCCCTCCTTTAAGGGTGAGCGATTAAGAATCAGCCGTTACTACGCGGCCAACTCCACGCATTGAATTTTCACTACGCGCACTTCCTCAAGGCGGGTTGCGTTCATGCACATCTTGAGATAAATCTGCCAAGCATAGTTCTTGTCTTTCCGTTCATCCAAACGGCTCTCGATCTCCTTCTGGATGCCAAGAACTACACCTTTCTTCTGGTACGCGAAACATTCACGGTACGCGGCCGTGGCGTCCTGCGTCAAACGCTCGCAAGGAACCCAATTAAAACCGAGCCAAGTCTTGAGCTCGCCTTCGTACAACGGCTTCACGATGTTGAAATCCGAGCTCGTGACGTCCGTGGTGAGAAGAAGGTCCTGCAACTGCGCGGCGGTATGCGCCATGAAACGATCCGACTTCTCGACCTGATTGTGGTTCAGGTTCCGCATGGCCGAAATGCAATAGCCCTTGGTCATGCCGGTATTCGCGACGCCCGCGATCAACTGCCCTGCGGGGAACGTCACCGGTGTTGCACCACCAACGCCTTTGTACGCGGTTCCACCCAACGCACCGATGATAAGATCATCAATCTTGCGTTCGGCCGCGGCTTTCTTGGCTTGGAGGTAAGCACCCTTGGGATCGGTAATCATTGCCAGGGCGTCCGTGGGGTCCTCAAGCGTGTTACCCACGAAATAGCGCGGGGTAAGCATACGCCTCTGGTGGTCGCCGGACTGAACGGGTGTATCCTGATAACGACCGGATAACTCGATCATATCGTCCGCGGCTCCGTACTGGTCGACGAACTTGGCAAGCCCTTTGAAGTTTGAATCAATCATGACCGTCGGACGAAGAGTCGAGGTCATTTGCTGCGCGAGCAACGTAATATTGTCGCTGTAAGTCTTTTTGGCTAATACATCTGGTGCGCCCATGTGAGTAATCTCCTTTTAGGTTTTTGAGAAATCCGAGGTATCCTAATAAGGGCTCGTTTACTGCGTTACATGGGGCGCGTCGCCACGGTATCCCGACTGTCCAACAAAACTACGCTCTACAGGCTTCTTTCCTACTGCTTTCAGGTCGCTTTCGCGGGTGTCTTACTCGCCTGGTCTGAAGGTCCCTGCATCACATAGTTTGCAACTTTTTCGACTTTCTGAATCACCACCGTTGGGTCTGCCGCATCTCTCATACATTGATGCGGAAACATGATCCTTAAAACCTCAAGCCTACATTCCTGCGCGGTCATTGGAGACCGAGAACTTTCCGGCGCAAGTCTTGAACCTTCAGCAATGCTTCCTCATGCTTCGGGTCCTCCTCATTCGCCCACGCTCCTTTTCCTTCGATGTATTCTGATTCCATAGCGGAAAGCTCTTTCTGAGCCGCGGCAACTACCGTCGCGTCTCCTGCCGGCATACTTCCCTGAATAACTTTCACCATGTCCTCGGAGATTGCTTTGCCGAGGCTGTGGAGCTTTTCGATGAACTCCGGTTTGTCGATGAACGTCTTGCCGAGCTCCGGTCCAAAGAACGTCTCTGCCGCTTTCGCTGCAAGAGCCACATTGTTGTCGTAGTCATTCCCCCATTTCCCTTTCAGTTCGGTCTGCGCGGCCGTTGACTTCTCTTTCTGCGCGGCCTCCATCCGTTCGATGTTCGAGGACGCCATGAGAAGAAACTCGGGATACATCGCCTCGGCCTGTGCTTTAGTCAGGTCGTGCTTGTAAACATACGCCTTAAACGCTTTCTCGATCTCGGGCGTCGCCTGTGCTCCCGCGTGGAGCTTATCCGGGGCTTTGAGCTTGTACCCATCTTCAGTCTCCGGTACTCCCAATTTCATCTTGAACGCCTTGCGTTCCTCCGGGGTCGCCTTATCGTCGGGGATAATGACCGACTTCCCGACCCTCTCTACCGCGCTCAAATGACCCTTCACGAACTCGTCTGAGGTCTTGTACTTCGAGACGTTCGGGTTCTCCCGCGCTTCCTTCGGAAACGCGTGCTGCCAATTCGTCTGCATAAAACTCTCTGCCGCTTCCTCCGTGTCCACCGCTTTCAAATCTTCGAGTATTCCCATTTCATCTTCTCCTTGAGGGCGCGGATTACTCCGCGGTTTCCTCTGGTTCTGGTTGCATCATTGTTCCGATGTGAAGCACTAAACGCCTCGCGCCTTCTGCGTGAGCATCGGGAGCCGGCGCGAAGATACACCCCCGATTCTTTAAATCCTCCAATACAAGCTGTCCACTTGCCGAGTTGAACGTATCGAAATACGCCCGCTCAAGTTCCGGACAACTTTCTGACCCGTAGCCGACCATCTGCTTTAAACGAGATTGAAGGACTTGGTTCTTCATAGGACAACGGGCTCTAAAACAATCTCGGCCGACTCATTTACACAAGGACATTCCCCCTGATACTCTCCTCCGGTCTTGAGCTTCCATACCGAGAAATTCTGATGGCACTTGTCGCATACCCGCGTTTCCTCGTACTTGTCATACGCGGGAGCCTGTGCCGGCGCGTTGTGCCGCACGAACTCCATATCGCTTTCAAACACTTGTATCCTGCCGTAATCGACGTCAAGCACCTCAAGTATTGTGATGAACTTCCGTTCTCCGGGGCCGGCCTCGGGATCTTTCATTCTCATTTTTTTAATGACCGTGTATTCCTTGCCAAGCGTGAGAGTAAGGCCATCATCCCTACGGCTGATGTTGACGCACTTCACAACGTCGCGCTCTTGGATACCACGGACGGATTGGATAATTCCTCTATCCGTTTCGTCACGCTGTCTCTCGGCCATTTGTTTCGGTGTCTCAACCGGCATAATCGGCCGGTATCCGTTGTCCGATTCTTCCGCTTTGCATTTGCTGAACAACTCCCCGATTGTCATTTCAGGGTTGTAGTGAAGCACCTTCCCGCCAACGACAAGAACAAGAGCGGGAAACCCTCGTTCGTCCTGCTGTGCTTGAACCTCCAGTATAAGTTTCATAAATTCCCTTCCTCCTGGTCTCGGTGCGCCTTGAAATAATCCGCGTAAATCGCCTCCGCCTTAGCTATCCCCTCGGCGGTGTACGCTTCCTTCAACCGAAAAATTTTCTTGTAATCAAGGCCATGCTCCTTGATAAGCCACTTCGTTTTGTCATGGAGACCTTTCTCCGCGTCAATCAACATCTTGGCAAGGCTTCTCGTCATATCCCATTCCCAATCGTGAGCATCATCGACGAACCCCGCCGCTTCGTTCCTCTCACGATCTGCCGTTGTCTTGTTTCCCCAAGCCTCAAGGCTGTCGGTCATAAGATGGTCGCGCTCAAGCGGGGTGTAGACCTTATGCTTTGTGAGACCTAAAACTGTCGTTTCAATCGTCTCAAGATTCTTATTCGGAGCGAACACATGAGACAGAACGAGACGATAAAGCAACGGGAGACTTGCCGCCTCTTTATCAACAACCCTGTAGAGAGGAGCGACCATTATTTTTTATCCTCCGCGCCGGCCTTGGCGCCGTGGAGCTTCCCTTTTGCGTCCGTCTCCTGAATATCCGCGGCCTTCTGGCCTGCCTCTAGTTTCATCTGCATAGCCGCAAGCTCCTGACGCTTGGCTCGAAGCTCTTTAATCTTCTGTTCCTCGGCCAAGTATTGCGGCTCAATACCCATCAAATGCCCTATTCCCTTGAGCATCTTGTCACGCTCTAGGTTATCCATCACATTAGGATCACCACCGGCAACCGTCATGGTCATGTTAAAGAAATTCATGATATCCCCGACCTCGGCCGACCTCTGAGCCTTGGCAAGCGGGGATAGGTAAGTTATTCCAAACTCACGCCCTCTCAAGATATCGGGGAGCTTCGGAAGTAGTTTCAATTCCTCGGCGTCTCGGTAAAGCCCGATAAACATCGGGTCTAGCACTTCGTGTTGGTGTCTGCCAACCACCGGACCAAGGAGAATCATGTTCTCAAGTACTCGTCTCTGGACTTCGGGAACCGTCATTTGCTTATCAATAGCCGAAAGAGCGCGGAACAACGGGACGTAAAACCCTTCTTCAATCGCCTGTTTCGTCTCGTTTATCTCCTGTTCCGTGATCTGGTAATTCCCTCGGTTCGTCGGCCACGCTTCAATCTGCCCTACAGGAGTCTTGGAGTCTCGGTAACTTATTCCGGCGGGATTCTGATTGAGCGGCATCACAAACCCACGATTCGGCATTATGACGGGACTATCCGCGTTCTTCATGGCGGCTCTTAGGCTCGTCCGTTTCATGGCGTTTTTGAGGCGAATATCCGCTAAGACGTCCATCGCGGGAGATGTTCCGCGCGGGTCGCAAGCCTCTTTCCAAAACCGGCCGACATGGTGTCTCAGGTCTTTAAAGCCCGATTCCTCAATGAGATGCTTCCCTTTTTTCTCGATCCAAAGGCTCTCGAACGGCATATTTTGGTTATCAATCTTCGAGAAATCCCTGCGCTCTCTCGGACGCACCGACCACATAAAATCAAACTCGTCGAAAGGTTTGTCCTCAAGCACCTTAGCTATGACGTTCTTTCCCGCCTTCGCTCCCCACATCATGTATGCCTGGATCGCGGACAGAGGGAACGTCCGGTACACGCCGCACACACTCCCGTAAGCATCTTCCTCGATCATGATTTGCTCAACCGGGATCGTGTCGAACCTTACCCCTTGCTTGAAATCCGGAAGGCGGCAGATATCGCCCATTCCGAAAACTCCATGATCTATGTAAAACTCCTGCATCGACGTATCGAAGTTGGAAGCGCGAATCATATCAAGAACGACCTCGGTACAATCGTACCAATACTGCTGTACCTCTCGGTTCTCGTTGAGCATCTTCGCTTCAGGTCCGACGCATTGATACCCGAAGAACTTTGTCATGGGGTTAGTCATGTTGAAATGAAATCCGGCGCACATAATCTTGACCGCGCGGATCGCTGTGGAGTCGTATAGGAAATTGAAATTAAAACGCTCTCCGTGTTGCTTCGGCGCGTTAATCCATGCCTTGCGAGGCAAAGCGAAGTCTGCGACGTCCTGATACTGCCCGAGCCAATTAGACGCTTGGTTGCGTAGCTGTTGCTCGTTTAGAAGCGTCTGCTGTACGTTTCCGCCCATTAGGAGCCTCGCTTTTTAGCGTTTACCGATAAACTAAACTTTTTAGACAAAAAAATATCTTTACTGCCCTACGAGTGTTTTCTGCGCTGTGTCTTTTTGTCCTGGCATACCAACACCCGCGCCACCGGCTGTCGCTGTCGTTCCACCGGACGCGATTGCAGCGCGTCTTTGATCTGCCGCTGCTTTTTGCGCCGCGGCGAGAGAATCAACCGGACTTGGAGCGGGAGGAGGAGGTAGCTGCTTCGGTTCCGATTTTTTCCCGCCTCCGAAGATCGCTTGAAACAAACCGGCCATTATTCTCTCCGCTTTTCTAGCAAGACAAATTCATGGGAAAAATATTCTTTGCGTTCTACTTCTTTGAACCCGAGACGTTCGCAAAGTTTCTTTTCTAAAATGTTTCGCGCATCAATGCCTATAAAAAGAATATCACAAGTGTTCAAAGAAAAGAAATAATTACAAACTATTTCACCGGCCTCGAGGCTCCACCGCTTTTGATTCTTGATGGATCGAGCAAGAACGTCGTCGCGATACCCGTCAAGAGACCACCGGTCCGCGTCCTTGTGATAGCAAAGATAAATCACACCGCCTAGCACTCCATCCGAGGAATAAACGAGCCAAAAGTATTTCCCGTTCTGTACCGCTTCCTCGTACTTCGCTCGCGGCAATAAATCTTTCTCGAAACGATATTGACCCATCAACTGAAAAAGATATTCCATGTTCCACGGCTCGGAGAATGGAATAAGTTTTACGTTCTCGCTTTCGAGGATCATGTCGACCACCGCGGAAGGCCTTGAACGCTCCGGTACAAATCTTCATCGGCCATGCTGTGCCCCGGCAAGTTATTCGCGTCCCCGTAAGTGCGATCGACATACTTCTGCTCAAACGCCCATTGAAGCATCTTGTAGCAATCTCCGCGCCCAGGAGACCGGCCCAGGTTCTCTTTGATCTCCTCTTTCGGAATGACCTGAAGCATTCCGTTATTTTTGTTCTCGATCCACAAGTCTTGATCCAGGTCCTCGATGAGTTCGGTGTCTAACGCATTGATTGACGCGTGACCGCGTAACGCTCTGTCGCGAGTAACGAACGCCGCTTCCGCTCTCATGTTGGCGTATATGTATTTCTTCATGGCCTCCGGTGAGTCCTCCGCACCCTCAAAGACCGTGGACTTCCCCGACCCATGAAACTTGATGATCTGAATACCGCGCATGAGCTCCGGAGACCGTTGCTCCAAAAGCATGAGCTCCTGATAGCCTTTGATCCCAACGCCGTCACAATCGACGATGATGTAATAGCCGTTTACTTCCTTGCACATGGCGACGGCCTCAAGCGCACCCAAGGACGGAGCCATTCTGCTTTGAGTTTTTACCTTCAAAATATCGCCATTGTTCCCGCCCATCCATACCTCGTCGTCAACGCCTTCACCTGAAGGGTCCCACGCAACCCCGGCGTTCTTGTCGTGCGCGTGAAGCATACCATTCCTGCCTTTCATCAAGGCTATGAGGCTTTCGGGGAATATCGAATTGATACCGCCTTCTGGCACTTGACCAAGGACTCTGCCAATCCACCGAGGGTCTTGTTCCCCCCACTTCTTGCGCTTGTCCTCTACCCACTCAAAAGACGCAAGACCAGGTAGCACTTCTCGACGTTCAACGTAGTTCGGATTCTCAAGACAAGACAGGTTGAATACGATGTTTTGAATATTGTCTTTGAGCCCTTTCGCGAACCGGCCTTTGGCGCGGGTTGGATTCCCGAGGAAGATTACGAGAACTCTACCGGCAGTCGTGATCGCGTCAATCTGGTCATAGATAGGGTCCTCCACGGCCTGAGATTCGGTAACGAGTACAGCGACGTTTGGAGCGTGAAAACCTTGGAACTTTCCTCCTCCGCCCTCTTTCGTGGCGCCTACTTCCTTCGTTGTGAAGCCTGTTAAATACCAATCAATCGCCACCTCGATACGCGGAATAACAAACGCCTTGCCGCCAAGAATGACCCTGCGCTTGTTCCAATGGCTCAGAGTCTCTTTCCACATAATGTCGTTTACCTGGCGATCCGTTGGGCCAGTAAGAATGACATTCGACGGTCTAAACGTCTCAAGAAACCAACATGCGATCCCGCCGGTGATAAAGTCTTTCCCGAGAGAATGACCGGAACCGATGTAGATTTGCTTGCGCTCATTTATTGCGCGTGTACACGCTGCGAGAAGATTCTCCTGCATCGACCAGATGGCGGGCTGACCGGGATATTTGTCGAGATCCCCTGTCTTTCTCCAAACATACTTTAAGCCGAGTTGTTCTTTGCGGTATTTATTCGCGTCCGCTTGCCAAGAATTAACTCGATTTCGTAGGATTTCTGTTTCGCTTTCGATCTTCTTCATCCAGAGCCCTTATTGCTTGAAGCGGATTCGTAAAGAAATTCATTGCCACTTTCGCGTCGTCGTCTTTCCATTTGTGATTCTTCAGCCAGAATATCGAACCGACCGGCTTCCCGTCTGTCGCGCAACGGCCTTCGTGGAACCGCTCGATTTGCAACACCGCCTTTTTTATAATGCAAGAAAACTCCGGACGGGACTTGTAATCATAAAGCGACTGTCTATCGCAAAAGCCAAGGAAAAGAGCCAAACCGCTTACTGTGGGAGGCATTACCTCGAACATAATCTTGCCGTGTTTGTCGTGAAGAAACTCGCCGGTGTCTTTATCCTTGATGGGAAAACAGCCCGTTTCAGCATCAAAATAGGCGTTTATTCGCTTGGAGAGCTCGTTTGCGGACTTAAAAGCCGGAGGCCGACCGCCTTTGTTTCGCCGTTTCTTACCTTTCGGCATGATATTGACGCTTTAACGCCTTCACAATTGACCTATACGGCATCTTCTGAGGACCAAAGGACATCATGTCCCACATCGTTTTCGCTTCTTTCCTTAACCGCTTCGCGACGGTGCCCCTCATACTGCCAACCCGTTCGCTTTCTTCAACGACAATTTCCCGATCTGTTTTCTTCGCCTGACCGCCGGCGCGTGTTCGCTTTTCTCAATCCTCGGCCAACAATTCCTACGGCTCGCGTGTCTCATTTTTTATTCCTCCAGTTCTTCATCTTCCGTTTCTACTTCGTCCTCGTCGGCGTAAGTCTCCGGATCAAACTCGTCAATATCCTGCATCGGGTTATCTTCACAAAAGCTCGGACACAACATCACGAAATTCAACCTCTTCCCAATCGATCAAAGGCCTCGGCTTACAAACCGCCATTCCCGCCTGATACATCAAAGACCTTAATTCAATATCAGAATAAAACAACCAATCCCGATATGCCCGTCCTGCTGACCTTCTCTCGACAAAGAAATTAAAACGCCGGCAATCGCTTTTTCCTTTAGCGACGACCGGCGCGGTCATTGAAAGTAATCCTTTGTCGATCTCATACTTAAATTATACGCCTTTTACTTTATGGGTAAAGTGTAATCTTTCCCCTTACGCCGATACGATCCAAACCGGATACACGCCTTTTTGCACTTCCCGGATTTTGGGTAATAATCGCAATCCGTTTTAGGGCAGTACCCGATGTTCCAGTTACCGCGTGACTTCGCGCCCATTGTCGATAATCCTCTGCGTTTGAGCCACTGTGTTTTGATACGTCGCTTCCTGCCTCTGAAAGTCCGTCTGGTTCCGGATCGCGTCTGGTTCTTCACTCGCCCAAAGCGTATGCGCAAGCCATAAAAACGCTGCGAGAGCAAACGCGAAAATCAAGATCCTCTTTGTCTGCATAAGAAACTCCTTTCTGGTTATTCCCATTGAATTGTCCTTGATCTTCGTTCTCCTCCAAATTCAAAAACTCGATACCGGATAAACGGATAATTCGCTTCAAAAATCTTTTTTCTCAAACCCCATGCTTCCGTCTTTGTTGCATTTCCGCCTTTCACCTCATGCACTTCGTTCCGCCCGTCCTTTAGCGTGATTGTAAAATCTGGTTTATGCCTACCAATTAGCTTCTCATAAGCTAAGAGATCGTAGCTTTTTTCGTATTCCCACGCCTTTATCCTCCCGGACCTTCGTTCCGCCTCAAGCCAGAGAGCATGATCTCTTTCCGCTTTTGATCTATAAGTGTATCCACCGATCCCACGGACGATTACCGCGCCGTATTTATTCATACCCTCACCCCGTTTAATTTTTTAGCGATCCCCATAGCGTAACCGAAAGGATTCTCCAGTTTCTTTTTTGACGTTTTAACCTTGTGTATTATTTCCTCAGATGCTTTTTGTACCGCCTCACTCATTACCGCCCATCCCATTGTTTTTGCTATTTCTCTTTTAAGATCGTGCATTTGATCGTCTTTAAAAAAAGAACCGGCGGCTGGTTTTCCCCCTCCGATCGGTATTTGGTTAGGTAAGGTTCGGTTGGTTGGGTTAGGTTGGTTGGTAGGCGTTTCTGTAACGTTACTGATTCGTTTCATTTCACGATGTTTTCTAACTCTGGAACGCGTTGATTCTAATAGCCTTAGACCATGTTTTCCCCAATCATGGATACGGTCGTGACGGTCCATGAGCTTTACTGACTTTAAAACGTCTTTCAGGCTCTTTTCGAGTGGTATTCGTGCGGCTTTGCATAGCTCCTTGTCTGAGAATTTGCTCAAATTGCCATTAGGAGCGTTTGAGGCGGTCCAACACCATAGGCAGGCGATATACCCTAAAGCGGTTGGATATTCGCACTCCATGAGAAACGCTAGACGATCAATCTTCCAATGATCCCTTAAAGCTATGTGAAACTCGATCCATGCCATACTGCCCCCTTTTAAAATAATTCTTGTTGTAGCTTTTGTCTGATCTCTGCGGCTTTCCAAACGATCGCTGACCTCCCGGATCTTGTTACTCTTCTCTCATTTGATTGTGTTAAAAGACCGTCTTGTGTCAAAAATCTTATAAAACAAGACGCTGTTTGATGCCTAAGCCCAAGAGATACTTCGATCTCGTCGCATGTCTTTCCGCCTCCCCACCTGATCGCGTAATAAATCTTCCTCCGGTACTCGTTTTTCTTCTTGGCAATCTCCGCCTTGGAAGAAATAGAAGTGTCTGCATACCCTGTAGGAACAGTCTCGATTGTGTCCGTGTCTAATCGATATGGCATTTATTCGACCCTCTCAACACTCACGCGGATCACGCCCTTGTCTAAAGACGATATTTTGCTGAAAGCTCTTTTAGATAGGTCGATAACACGGTGAAGTCTGCGGCTTGGTCCACGGTCAAAAATTGCGACTGTGACAGATTTTCCGTTTCCGAGATTAGTAACCTTAACGATCGCGCCCATCGGATAGTTCCAGGCTGCCGCAAAATCTTGTTTCGTTCTCTCAAGTTCATAGAGTGATCTCCCGCTTGACGTTGGACAAAAAGAAGGATTAAGGTTGTACCGGCAGCACTCTCGCCCGTAAAAAGACGCAAGCCCAGTTGTCGCCTCTCCACAAAATGCCACCGGTACGCTAAGGATCGTGAACATAAAAACCGCTGTCGCCATGTCCCACAAAACACGGCCCCGATTTTGCTTCAGCCGCGCCAAGATCCGAAGATCCGTTACGCGGTGTTTCTTTGAGAGTAGACCGCCGGGCCCGGTTGCCTTTTTCTGTGGGGACAGTGGGCTAACGCCCTTTTCGGCTTCCGGGTGGACCGGCGGCAAAGTCGTATCCATTACTTTGTCCTCACGGACATATCGGTACGCTCAGAGAACTTGAGTCCGGGGACCGGCATCGTTCCCTTGACGCCTTTGGCGTATTGGTTCAAAGCGGATTGATTGATCGAAATGATCCCAAGCGGGGCGCGGCCTTCCGCGATTGACTTGAGAAGCGTCGGGAGATCCGTAACTTCCGCGATCCAGGTCTTTTTAAATGACGTGCCTTGAGCCTGGACGGGCTCCGGAGCCATGAACACCGGCGGCGCGACATAGGTTTCCGCCTTCTCTCGCAACGATTCCGCCTTCTCCGTCTTTCCTTTTGCTTCCGCTTCCGCTGCCTGGCGGCGTATTTCTTCCTGGCGTTTCCTCTCGTCCTCCTGTCGCTTCGCTTCTGCGGCCTTCGCTGCATCGTCCCGCTTCTTCTGTTCCGCAGCCTCGAACACAATAATCTTTCGCTTGATAATCACTTCCGCGTCCGAAAACGGCTCCGTGAAGAAATTGTAAAGCTCTTTAACGCGCTTCCAGGATTCATGCGCGGCGCGGACCGGCGGATCAAACTTTTCATGGATCTGCTTGGCCCGGAGCTTGATCTCTTTTAGGATCTCTTGAGCTTCCAGGCTGTCCGACGACGTTTTAATCACAAGCGCACCGGCCGTTTGCACGATCGGGTTTACTTCCTTCTCCAACACTTCCCGCTGTTCCCTCGAAAGATCAATCGTTGTCATACTCATTGAACTGCCCCCCTTTGTAGTGGTTTTCGTATTTTTTTCTTTTGCTCCAATGCAGAGACACGCAGGCAAGAAAGTCGTTTAGATCCGTTGGATCTTTGAACTCTTGGAGCTCGTAATTGCCTGTGGGTTTTAATTGAAGTCCAAAACGCTTGCGGATCTTGATTCCGTAGTTTTCTTCGACGAGGAGCTTATAACCGGAAAGCTGCGGACCTACGGCGTTATAGAGTTTCCAGGTGCATTTAAGATCGACGATCGCTTCCTCGCCCCCTAACGTCGTAATGAGAAGCCCCTGGCGATCCGGAGTCCCGCAAAACCGCCATTTCTTAGAGCGCAGCGATACCTCAGTAAATTCGCTTCGCGCCTCGAAACCGGAGATCTCGCAGAATTTCTTATACGCCTCGACATATGGCACGAGCGGCTTTGACAGTTTTTCCTCGTCAAGATTGCACTCGTCGAGAAGATGGCAGGCCCGATGCACCGCGACCCCCAAGACGCGCTTATATTCCAAACGCGCCTTAGGGACCCCGGAGTAATCAACGATCCCGAACTCTTGGAGAAGCTGAGTTACGGAAGGCTCTACGATCCCGGCATAGGTGTACTGATGCTGCTCCGGATCGAATTTAAAGAGCGGGTCGTTTGTACTCATAAAAGCACCCCGCTTTTAATTCGTTGTAGAGAAAACGCGCTTGGAAATTCTGAAAGAACGCCGCCGCTTTCGGCTTCGAGTGACGATAAACAACGGCGCGTCCTTCGTTCGCAAGCTCGATGATTCGATCTACTGTTGCGATAGGGGCGGGTGCGGTATCAGCCTCAACCGGGCCACGCGTACCTAGTTCCGAGGTTCCCATGCTCCGTTTCCTTAACTGACCCCTACCGCCTTTACTCATTTCCGCGCCGCCTTGCGCTTGTTCAGATCCGCTTGAGCTTCCGCTAATTCCTGCGCCTCGATCTCCGCCTTTTCTTCCTCCGACATTTCTTGTGCTGCCGGTGCGGGGGCCTCAACAGGGACCGGCTGCGCGGTATGTTGGATTCCCCCCGTGTGTTCACCGGCATTTTTTGCTACCGGCATTTCAATAGGAGCCGGTTCTGCGATCTGACTTTCGACGATCCTCTCCCCTTCATCCGGTTCATAGATCCCGGAGAAGCCGTAAGCAACACGAGCGCATTGAATCAACGCCTTGTGGCGAAGCATACGGAGAGGCCATTTCACCCACGGGGATTTGCCCGAGTCGAAACACTCACTCATGTACTCTGTTACGACGGTGCTCCGGACGTCCCCGCCGGTCATGCGCGTCAAAATCTCGCAGGTGATGGATTCGACGTCGGTCTTGGACGCGTTCGGCTTCCCGTCTTTGCTCCTGTTCTCGGACAGCCTAACGCCCCTGTGATCGTTCTTCCCGTCCTCGCCCTTGTGCTTGTTCATAAGGGAAATCCACCCGTCCACCGGAACGATAGGAACAACCCCGCCGCCCTTCCCGCTAAACGCGTAAATCTCTTTCAAGAGCGGGTTAAGCTGATAGGTGTTCGCCACGATCACACACGCGACAAATTCCTCGGGCGTCTTACAATCCTTAAACGCCGTCATTTGAAGCGTCTTTTGAAGCTGTGCCGCTGACACTTGAAGCCGTGACGCCATAGCCTCAATCGCCGTCTGCTTTGTTTTTTTTGCCAATTCGTTTCCCATTTTCTTAACCCTCCAGGTTGTTTTTATTTAAAAATCTCTAACTTGATTCTCTTGTCCGCGACCACGATCCTTTTTGAATCTCCGTCTTTAAAAATTACAATCCCTCCTTCCGTGATTTTTTCTATCTTGCCGGGATACAAAAAATTGACGTATTGGATTGTCCCGCCGCTGACGCATTGGATTGTCCCGCCTCTGACGTCTTGGATTGTCCCGCCGCTGACGTCTTGGATTGTCCCGCCTCTGACGTATTGGATTGTCCCGCCTCTGACGTATTGGATTGTCCCGCCTCTGACGCATTGGATTGTCCCGCCTCTGACGTATTGGATTGTCCCGCCGCTGACGTATTGGATTGTCCCGCCGCTGACGCATTGGATTGTCCCGCCGCTGACGTCTTGGATTGTCCCGCCGCTGACGTATTGGATTGTCCCGCCGCTGACGTCTTGGATTGTCCCGCCGCT